CACCACCGCCACGATTAATTAAACCTTGCAATAATTGATTTTGCTGTTGATTTTGGTTGTAATTCATGTATTGATTAACCCCACCCGTAATAGCATTAGCGCCCCCAACGTAGCCAGACGCCCGTGCATTGGCGGCGCTTTGGTAAGCGTTACCTACGTTTGACGCCATGTTAGCCCCGGTTGTGCCTAGCGTATTGGCAGTTGTTTGCGCCATGCCGGTTAGCGATTGCAATGGATTTAGACGCGCAGCACGTTCGGTCTGGTAACGGTTGAAAGCGTTCATGTATTCTTGTGAACTCATTTCTTGACCATAGCGTTCAGCAGCTTTTAACGCCCCGCCACTGATTAATCCACCACGAGCCGCCGCAGATCGTTCAAGTGCTTTTTGACCTTCCGCTAATCGAAATCCGTATCCTGGGTCTTGCTTATACTGATCCATTCCAAACGGTGTGTATTTAGACGCTTCGACCAATCCTGGCAGTGCATTAACGCCCGCCTCATAAAATGGTTTTTGACGTTCTACGCTATCCAGATATTGTTGATATTGAAGATCAGCAGAGCGATTAGCTGCGGCGGCTTGCGTATCCGCAGCGCTACTAGCAGCGCTTGCTCCAATAAGTGAACTGCCTACTACGGCCGCGGCCATCATCCATGCCATATTAATTCTCCCTACCTAAAGTATTTGCAATCAAATTAACCGCAACAGGGTCAGTCGCGGTTATTAAAATTTCATCAATTTTGTTAATATCGGTGCAGTCAGTGGCATGTATACAATACCACACAACGTCTGTCAGTGATTTTACTCCGTGGTGCTTACCCGCAGCAATAGTCAAACAGGTAGGGGCGTGAAGTATGGAAACTACACCATCTACGCTTAATTCTACAGAACCTTGCGCTAACACCGATAAATGGTCAAATTTGTGGGCGTGTTGAACAAGCCATTTACCCGCGGGGATAAATGCTTCTTTGGCGTAAACGCCCGAACTAAAGTGATGATTAACTTCCGGTGTTATAAGACTCATTTTTATCCTTTATTGCACAAACTCGACAATATCACCTGCATTTAAACCAGTAAGAAACGTGACGGTCGTTGAATTAGTCTCGGTGTAGTTAGTCGTTACAATTTGTTTGCTACCATTTACAAACACATTTAAGCTGTTACTTCCAGTTGTATAAGTTAATCCAGTAAACACCGTCTGCCCTTGCGTTGCTGTAGCTTTTGATTGCGTTCCAGCAGATGGCAATCCGCCAAGATTGTCCATTGTCCAGATAGTAACGCTTGCCGATGTTTTAAGCACAAATTTATACGAATACCCGCCAGTCAGCCATATTTCATTAGGCGGCCTGCCTGCTGAGTCTAGAACAATTGGGTTAGTATTGGCAACGCTGCCTGCGCTAGTTGTATAAGTTGTCAGCGGTGTAGTTGTCCCCGCAGAATAGGTATACAGCAGACCGCCCGATAACGGAACACCATTGTTATCAAAAAACTGCCATCCTGCGCCGCCTAATGGTGAAAGATTTACTGACATAATGTATTCCTTTTAATAGGCCAAATATTGCAATTTATAACTAATTGTAACGCCGCTTTTGTTTTGTATAATATGGGCAGATGTTGTTGCATCCCAATAAATATTAGTTGTCGCTGCGTTATCTTTGGTATTAGAAAAATTAGTTCCAGTTCCTTGCCAAATTAATTGAGAAGTGCCGGTTGTCAAATAGAACTGAGCAGCAATAACCGCGCCTGAAGATTGTATAAACAAAAACGCAATTATACTTCCTAAACTTTGAGTGCCGTTATTGGCTAAAGCAACAGGAAATCCATATTGTGTTGGAATGGTAGGATAACGATTACTATAAAATAATATTCCATCAGTAGGAACAGCGTTATATTCAGTTGGGCAATTTATTGGAACTATAAATGTATTCCACTTAGAATTAGTTTGCGTAATTCCAGTGCCGCTTCCCTCTATTAAACCGCCGATAATATTTACGCTATAGCAATAATCAAAATAAACTTCACCCGCAGTGCCACTTGCGGTATTTAAATTAATAAACGTGCTATCTTGAGCATATTGCGCCCAAATATTGTAGCCGGTATTGTTGTAAATATACGCCGAATTAAATTGATTGGTAGTAACGGCGGACGATGGGCTAACGCCTGCAATAACCAAACCATGAGAAGTACAACCAACTATGTTTAAATTATTCCAAGTTCCACCGTAAGAACCTGGAATAATTTTAACGCCAACGCCAGTGCTACTAGTAACCGTTAAGTTGTTTATTTGGAAACCCCAAGCCTGGCCTTTGCTAAATACACCGACACAAGTAGCGCCTGTGCTGTTAGACATATCAACAATTAATGCGCCTTCAATAGAAAAACTCCATTGAGTAGCGTCATTGCCAAATTGCAATCCGGTTGAACTGGTAACGTAAGGTTTGATAATGGCATTTTCAGAATATATGCCTTTATGATTTGTTGTATTAGTAGCGACATTAAAATTTAGCGTAGATGTTGTTTTATATATCCCCGCAGGAAAAAATAAAATACCTCTAGTTAATGCCGCCCAAGCCGCTGTTATGGCGGCGGTATCATCCGTTGAACCATCGCCAATAGCACCAAAATCTTTGACGCTGATAAACTCGCCCAGTTTTTCGTTAATGGGCCTATTAACTGAACCAGTGCCACCTTGATAGTATTTTGGAATTAAAGTAGTCATTTTATTCTTTCTACGTAAAATTTATTACTGAGCAATGTTATTAAGTTGCGCTTCAATTTGCGCTTGATACGCTGCAATTACTTCATCAGTCCAAGTTAAATTACAAATTGCAACAACATTATCTGGTTGCCCTGTTAAGTTTTGACCAGGCGTTAAGCTATTTCTATGGTAGCTTTGGCTAATTTGATTGCCATCTTCCATAATTCGTGTTGCCTGACGATATAAAACAATACCATTTCCGTTAATGGTAATTTGATCTATGGAAATTTCTTTAGTTAATGGCATTATAACTATCCTTAAGATGTCATGTAAGTAAGAGTTCCAATTAAATCTCCTCTAGTCAAACCAAATATAACTGGATTATTTGTCATTGCATTTTGCGCTGCTGTTGTATTATTAAAACCAATAGTTGTTGAATTTGAACCTGGATTGTAAGCTATAAAAGTAGATGCCGTATCAGAATCAAAATAACTTAAACATCCCGCAAACGCCATGTTAGAAATATTAGCGGTAGTAAAAGGCAAGCCAGAAAAGCTATTTAAACTACCAGTTCCCCTAACAAGAATAGTTAGGCGAAATGTACAATAAACCATATTGCCAATTTTTGTATATCTACCTATTTGATTTGTATAAGTTGCAGTTCCACCGATGCTAGGAGTCCAAGTTCCTTCTTCGTAATCATCTAAAGTATTAGCATCAGATGACGCTGATTGAGTAGAAGGAAAAGTAATACCAGACCCCGAACTAGACGCTGTAGCACCGCCAACACCAATAGTTGTATCAAATGATGGCAATGATGATAAAACAGTTTTGCTTGTTCCTGTGCTAGTAGTAACGCCAGTTCCACCATTTGCAACAGGTAATGTTCCAGATACTTGCGTAGTCAAACTTACGCCTGATAATGTTCCGCCCAAAGTTAAATTGCCAGAACTGGTTACAGTGCCGGTTAAAGTAATACCGTTCACTGTTCCAGTGCCACCAACTGACGTAACTGTTCCGCCACCGCCAGGTGTAGCCCAAGTGCCATCACCGCGCCAAAAAGTTGATGAAGTAGCAGAAGTGCCTGAGTTTAAATTTGTAACAGGCAAATTACCTGTAACTTGCGTAGCCAAACTTACGTTTGATAACGTGCCGCCTAATGTCAAATTGCCGCTACTTGTAACAGTGCCGGTCAAAGTAATGCCATTTACAGTTCCAGTGCCGCCAACGGATGTTACTGAACCAGAACCTTTATTATTAAAGGTTGTCCAATCTGTAGAGGTTAAGTAGCCGTTCACAGATGCGGTAGCCGCAGCCATGCTGATTGCCGGTGTTGCGCCACCGCTAGAAACTACTGGTGCTGTGCCGGTCACTGACGTTACAGTGCCGCCTGAACCGGTTGCGCTTAACGTGCCACCCGCAAAGGATACGCCCGTTCCAATCGTTACACTGCTAAAACCGCCTGCACCATTACCATAAAGAATGGATGTTCCGCTAGTAGCAGGTGCGTAATCTGTTCCGCTAGTTGCTGCGCTAATAGCCGTTCCGTTGCCTTTTAAGATACCGGAAATGCTAGTCGATAGCGTAATTGCAGGTGTAGCGCCACTGGTTACAGTTCCCGCCAAGCCATTGCTAGACGTAACGGTGATGGATGTAACATACGTGCCTGCCGGTTGCTTGCCGTTAAAAGTATTCCAATCGGTGCTAGTTAAATACCCGCTAACCGAAGTTGTAGCCGCAGGCATTGATATAACTGGGGTCGCGCCGCCTGTGGATGCTACTGGTGAAGTTGCGGTAACAGATGTAACCGTTCCAGAACCTTTATTGTTGAACGTAGTCCAATCCGTAGATGATAAGTAACCATCAACTGATGTGGTAGCTTTAGGCATTGAAATGGCAGGAGTCGTGCCGCCAGACGATACAACCGGCGCTGTGCCGGTAACTGCCGTCACTGTCCCACCACCAGACGTTGCGCTAATTGTAATAGAACCTGGCGCGTTAGTAATGGTGACATTTGAACCGGCGGTCAATGTTGATTTGGTTAGCGTGTTGCCGGTAGTATTACCGATTAAAAGCTGACCATTCGTGTAAGTTGTCTGACCTGTGCCACCGTAACCAACGCCAAGAGTGCCGGATAAGCTAACAGCGCCAGTAGTAGCGGTTGATGGCAATAGCCCAGTGCTACCCCCACTGAATGACAGAACGCCCGTATTAGATATGGTTACATCACCCGTAGCGCTTGACACACCGATACCAGAACCGGCTATATTAGACAATACACCAGTGTTAGTTATCAGAATTGTGCCTGCGCCGTTGGTAATGGCAATCCCCGCACCAGTGTCTATAACATGCAGTTTATAACCAGAACTAGCAGTGTCACCAATAAGTAACTGTCCATTGGTTGGAATTGTATCTAAACCCGTACCACCACTAGCAATAGGTAAAATTCCTGTTCCACCACCGGTAAATGCGTAAAGGCTGTAGAAATAACGATACCATTCACGTGCTACTAAACCGGTGCGCTCATCAACAATAGGCACACGCGGGGGCGTGATCTGGGTAGCGTTAAAGGATGTAGTTACCATAATTAAGCGTTTGTCGGGCTTATTAACAATTGAGCGCCCATGATAGCAATCTTAACTGGGTCAGTCATTGACAATTCATAAACGCGATCCCGTATTTTCATTGTCATGCCTAGCCGCCTAAAAAACACCCGTTTATAATATTCACCAATCTTGCCAATGGGTGACCAATGTTCATTAGACCATGTGTGGCCACCATCATCTGACCATCGCAACATAACTTCAGGATCAGAACCTTGTCCGTCAACCAAACCCACGCCTGATTCCATGTCAATTTGAAGACTGTGTTGGGCTGTTCGTTTGAGGTTATTTTCACCCGTTGGCAACGCCCGCCATGAGCGCAACCATTTTTGGGCTTGCCCGTTGTCGGCATAAACATTCAAATCAAACTGGTAAATATTGCCGTTATCAAAATCACCAATGATAATGTTGCCGCCAAAGTTACACTGATTGTTACCGCGATGACGTGTAAAATCACCATTACTAAACCCACAACGCTCATGCCATGCTTGGGTAGCCACATCGTAAACCCACGTGGTATTGCCCGTAGGAAAGTTAAGCACGTAGAAAGCATGGCCATCTTGCTGATACGTATAAGCTACCGCGTCAGAGATATTACCGTATTGCTGAATCTGCCATTCGATAGCGTGAGTCGATACACGCTGTCCGGTATAACCGTTAGCGCGATATACAATTCCTTGACCACGAGCGTCTGTGCCTAGCCAAAATATACCGTTATCTAACTTAGCAATAGAAAATGGTGCAACGCAACCAATCTCATTGAAAGCGCCTTGAATACGTTGTAATGGAAAATCAGTGGCGCCTGAATCATACCAAACTTCAACTGAATCCGTGCCAAACACCCATAACTCACGATGGTCTGACAGAACCCCAACCACACCATCTGGTGAACCTTCAGCGCTAGCAAAGTCTAGCGGATCAACGGATGTACCGTCTAATAGAGCCGTAACCCATATTATTTGGCTGTTAGGTTGGTTAAATACAAAGTAACCATCCAAATAAGACACCGTTACCGCGCCCGCAAAATCAGGATCAGTAATCTGTGCAAATACGTTTGTTGATTCGTTATAGATGTAACCATCTGGATTACAAGCTAAAAATATTTGTGTGCCATTGTCGGCAATAGATACGGGGCCTGTGCCGGACACCGTGCCTAGTAGTGTTGGTGTGCCTGTGGTGCTTGTTAGCTTATAAAACTCTTGCCCAGATACCACATAGAAGTCAGAACCGTTAGTTTGATGCGCCCATAATGCTCGGATAGGGCCAGTTCCTATCGTTTGTAAAAACTTGAGTCCTGGAGCGCGTTGCAAGAATCCTGGTTCTTTGCCGCCTTCGGGTATGATTTCTGGAAACAGATTGACCATACGATTGTCCGCAGCGTTGATGCTGCGGGCAACATAAGCGCTTCCAAGAATCGGTGTCTTCATTAATAATTACCGGCGTAGATGTTGAAGCGTTGGCGAGTAGCGATAAGCGAGTAAGGCATAGACATAATATCGTCAGGATTGTTGATACGCTTAAGATTGCGCTTCGATGTCATTGCAATACGTTGCACTTGTGGGCTAGGCTCAACACCAAATTCAGGGGCTATTTCCATTGCCAAATTGTATGTAAAGGCACGAAGGTAGCCAGGCGGAAAAGCTAAAGTTGTAGCCAAATTAGCAGGCTGAGATAGTTCTTCAACCGAAATAAAGTGCCATTCCAAGTCCCGCGTAGGCTTAGGATAAATGTACATATCAATATCTGGGTATGTCATGTTGATAAACAACACTTGCGGGTAAGTGGATGTCACCGTTTTTACAGCAATACCATCGTACTGCTGTTGGTTAATCATTTTTATGCCAAAGCTAACATTGGTGCTTGGGTCGCGGTAGTAGGTCGCGTC